GAATTTATTTGTATTGAACAATATAAAACTAAAGGTACTTTGTCATATGCTGAAACGTGGTCTCTGTGTTTAGTGGAAGCACCCACAACTAAGGCTTTTTATAACACAAGAATAGAAGCTGTATCTTGGTCAGTAAAAGAACCAATAACCGATCGGCACAAAGAACGATTAAATGTAATAATCGATAAAGTGAAAGCAAATTAAGATGGTTAAAATTATTGGCGCAATAATGACATTATCGGCAATTATTATAATGTTTTATGGAAGTGTTTTAATTGTGCAAAGAGAAATGAATATGTTTTCAAGTGCTGATTTCTTGTTAATGTCACTAACTCTTTTAACGTGTGGTAAATTTTTCTATGGAATAGCAAACGCCTCAAATGGGAAAAATAGTAGCGAAAAATAAACCTTGCTTAGATACCGCTTGTGGGTCTTCCGATGCCCGACAAGTGTATGAGGATGGAACAAGCTTCTGTTTTTCTTGTATGAAGTTTTTTCCGAAAAATGCGGAGGATAGTATATTTGATAAAGAAGAACATAATTACTTACCGAAGGTTGTGAGAACAATGGAAGATGTTGAAAAGAAACTTAAAGAAATAGCTAGTCTTCCAGTGAGAGGCTTCAAAGAGAGGAAGATATCAAAAGAAGTCTGTGAATTTTTTGATGTTAAGGTCTCTTATAACGCGGACAGTGGGGAAATTGCCGCTCATTATTATCCCTATGAAAATGGGAAAGCATATAAAGTTCGTGAACTGCCTAAACAATTTAAATGGGTTTCAAAGTCTGAAGATCTTTTCGGCAAAGATAAATTCAGCAGCGGCGGAAAGCGTATTTACATTGTCGAAGGTGAAATTGATACACTCACGGTGGCCCAGACCCTCTATGATAAATACGGTAAAATATACCCGGTCGTGGGGTTATCGTCGGCAACCATCGCGAGCAAGTCGCTATTGCATAATCGAGAATGGCTCAGAAGTTTTAAAGAGATCGTACTTTGCCTCGACAATGATGATGCAGGCAAGATAGCCACAGAAACGGCTATTAAGATTCTGGGTGTTGATAAGATAAAGATTGTCAAGCTAGCTGCTAAAGATCCTAATGAAGTGTATTTAAAATCAGGTACTTCTGTCCTGATGCAGAATTTATTTGATGCTGCCCCATACATTCCTTCCGGAATTATCACAAAAGAAGAGTTATGGGAAGCACTTGTTAAATATAATGATACCCCCTCTGTTCCTTATCCAGCTTGTGTAAGTAGACTGAATGATAAGGTTAAAGGGATGCGAAAAGGAGAGATTACTCTTTTTGTGTCTGGAACCTCGTGCGGTAAAAGCACATTGCTCCGTGAAATTATGTTAAGCAACCAAGAGCTAACCACAAGTAAGATTGGGGTTGTGAGTCTTGAAGAATCTCCTGCGGAAACTGCTCGTAAGTTGTCAGGAATGAAGATTAACAGAAACCCAGCAAAAGAAGAGATTCCGCTGGAAGACCTTAAAGTAGGTTTTGATCAAGTATTTGGTGATGACCGCTATATTGTACTAGACCACCAGGGCTCTCTGAAAGATGAGACGATTTTGGATAAGCTAGAGTACATGGCGCTTAGTGGATGTGAGTATATCTTCATTGATCATATTACAATCTTGGTTTCTGAGGGTGCCGGAGAGCTTACCGGAAATGAAGCCATTGATAAGATTATGAATGACCTTCTCAGATTTGTTAAAAGACATGATGTGTGGATTGGTTTGGTCTCTCATCTGCGTAAAACCACAAACACAGGAAAGTCTTTTGAAGAAGGCAGAATGCCCAATCTTGATGATATTAAAGGATCTGGTTCAATTAAGCAAATCAGTTTTGATATAATTGCATTTGCCAGAAACTTGCAAGAGCCTGACCCAGTGAAGTGTAACACTATTTCAATGGCCGTATTGAAGTGTAGATTTTCAGGATTGACAGGAGATATTGGCGGTTCCTACTACGACTATGATACAGGGCGTTTTAGACCTGTAGAAGAGGCGCCCCAAGAAGATTTCACATCACTATAAAGGGCAGCATGAGTATTATAAAAACACCTTGGTCACCGGTAGGTTATTTAACATACAAAAGAACGTATGCTAGAGAAATAGTACCGGGTACTACCGAGGAGTTTCCTCAAACAATCGAACGTGTTTTGAATGCTTGTCAAACACAATTAGATTGTGGATTTAGTGAAGAGGAACTAGATAGACTAAGAGAATACTTTCTGAAACTCAAGGCATCTGTTGCCGGTAGATTTCTTTGGCAACTAGGTACGGGCACGGTGGATCGCTTAGGTCTTGCCAGTCTTCAGAATTGTGCATTCACTATTGTTGATCATCCAGTACGTCCCTTCTGCTGGGCAATGGATATGCTCGCTTTAGGCTCTGGCGTTGGTTACAATATTCAACACAAACATATTGATAAATTACCAGTCGTCAGAGAATGGTTTAAAGCACCTACCAGAGTTGATAATGGCGGTGCTGATTTCATTATTCCAGATTCAAGAGAAGGATGGGTTAGGTTCCTTGGTAAAACACTTAAAGCTGCCTTCCTCAGCGAAACGCCGGAAAAAGGTACGTTTACGTATTCAACACAAGTTATTAGAGGCAAGGGGACTCCGATCAAAGGATTTGGAGGTGTGGCCTCAGGTCCAGAAAATTTATGCTGGGGGATCGGAAAGATATCAGAAATTCTATCTCGGCGGCACGGTAGAAAAATCAGACCCATCGACGCACTGGATATAATGAATATTATCGGCTATATTATTGTGGCTGGTAATGTTCGTCGCAGTGCTCAGATCGCTATCGGCGATCCGGATGATGTTGAATTCCTTCTGGCCAAGCGTTGGGACATGGGAAGCATTCCCTCTTGGCGTGCCATGTCAAACAACAGCGTCGCTGCCGACGACATTGAAGATCTTCATGACTATTTTTGGGAAGGCTATGAAGGTAAAGGCGAAGCGTATGGTTTAATTAACCTGCGACTTTCTCGCAAAGTGGGCCGTTTGGGTGAGACTCAATATCCAGATCCTGAAGTCGAAGGTTTTAATCCCTGTGCAGAACAAAGCTTAGCCCCCTACGAGACATGCTGTCTGGCAGAAGTATTTCTCCCGAATGTTGAGAGTAAAGAAGAATTTTTTGACATCCTTGAGTTGCTTTACAGAATCAATAAACACAGTCTTCTTCTGCCATCCCATCACCCAGAAACCGCGGAGATTGTCCATAAAAACATGAGAATGGGCATTGGTCTTACTGGATTGCTTCAAGTGTCCGATGAGAAAAACGGATGGTTAAATGAAGGTTATGAATACCTCCGTGAATTCGATGAAGCTTACTCTGAAGAAAACGATCTGCCTAAGTCTATTAAATTAACCACGGTAAAGCCCAGTGGAACATTATCATTACTTCCAGGTGTTACTCCAGGGATTCATCCTGGTTATGCTCAGTATATGTTTCGTAGGATCCGTATCGGCGCTAGCAATCCGCTCGTGGAAACTTGCAGGAATCATGGTTATCCTGTGGAGTATGTTCGTAATTTTGACGGAACTGAAGACTACAATACAGTTGTGGTAACTTTTCCTTTCAGCTATCCTGAAGGAACAATTCTCGCGGCCGACATGACAGCCATTGATCAACTAAAAGAAATACAGAGGTTACAAAATGACTGGTCAGACAACTCTGTTTCATGCACTGTTTACTATCGTAAAGAAGAGTTACCGAGCATTAGAGAATTTCTCAAGCGAAACTACCGAAACGGCTTCAAAAGCCTCTCCTTCCTCCTTCACAAAGACCATGGATTCGATCAAGCTCCCTATGAAGAAATTACAGAGACCGAATTCAGACTACTCTCCAACCGAACTACAATTATTGGAAACCTTGAAAATGCCGAATTCGAATCAAGCGACGAATGTGCCACTGGAGCCTGCCCCATTAAATAAAATCAAGGGTGAAATCATTCTTAATGATGGTCGATTCGTGACTATTTATAATGTTACCGTGAATCATGTTAGACTATCGTATTCTAACAATTCAAGTGACCTTGATAATGCTATTCGATTGGTTAATGCAGCCACACTGATTGATGGGAAACCATTCGCATTAAATGAAATAGCTAGTCTGAAAATGTCAGAATTCGATAAAATTATCAAAGCACTTTTTAAGTGATTCTGGGGACTTCGGTCCCCATTTAATTGGAGATAACATGGTTAAACCCGCAAAAGGTTGGCTATCTTCAGATGGTTTATTTTTTGAAGATAAAGAAGCAGCCGAAAAGCACGAATTGCGTCAAACAATTATTGATGTGCTCGAATCTGTCTATGGGGATGAACATATGTCGATTGGCAAGTTCGTAGATCATCTTCTTAAAAGCCCAAAACTATATATTTCACGTATTGATCCACTGGCACTATAATGTCAATTACATTTTCAGTTGGTACGCCAATTTTGGCAAAACTTACTAATGAATATTATGATTTCAATTCATTGGAAGATGCCGTGTTCAACACTAAAGAGCATCTTGTAGAGTTAACTCCAAATCTTAATATGACAAATGGCAACGCATTTGAATTCATGCGAATGTTGGCGTTGCCTCAAGAATATTCAGGGATCATCCAACCAGGCGATATATATGCATTTCATAGCATGGTAGTCACATTGCACCGAAAGGCAAGATATTCAAGAACAGTGGAAGAACGCATTTTGAGATATTATCTAGAAATGGAGCGTATTTCAGCCTATGCATTAGCGACCGAAGATTCAATTATTTGGGGATAATATGTTTATAGACCTTGATGATCAAAAGCGAGAAAAATGTTTTCAAGAATTAGTTCATTGGATTAATACTAATTCATTAGAAAACGGAAGTAAAACCCCCGATTTTATTTTAGATGATTTTTTGCTGGAATCTTTAATCCTTTTTGAAAAAATAAACCAAGACAAAAAAGAATGGGGACAGGTTCCTGATCCCGGTGAAATGGACGGCGATGCTCAAAGCGCTTTATCGTCCGCGGGAATGGGGACTGATGAAGATTACGGGGGCACTGATGAGCGTATCTGAAGGACTCTCTTCACAATCTGATGTTACTGTATCTGATTGGAAACTTCGAATGGTCTATTTTGATGCAGACGGTTATCCTATGTTACATAAGGAACCCGATCCTGAAGATATACGTGAAGCATTCTTGAAAACTTTTAAGGTAGAAGAAAAAACCGAGGTGATAAAGAATGTTTAAGCCAATGCTCAGCCCTCGGGAAGACCCTCTTTCATATCCGGACTATTTTAGAAAGCTTCAATATCCTCTGTTAGCCTCACCGAAGCTGGACGGTATTCGTGCGATCATCAAAGATGGTATAGCCTTTTCAAGGACTTTTAAAGCGTTGCCCAGTGGTCAGGTTCAAGATCAATTCACGTTGATTAATCATTTTGATGGCGAAATTCTTGAAGGAAACCCTTCAGACACAGATGTGTATAATCGTACTCAAAGTCATGTAATGTCTTTTGACAAGCCGGGTGAGCTTTCATATCATGTATTTGACTGGTGTCATGAAGATTGGCTGCACAGACCTTTTTATGAAAGGTTGGAGATGGCACGCAAAATGTTACCTTCAACGCCTTCTTATAAATTTGTGGATCATATTTCTATTGAAACTGAAAAAGAATTATTGGAGTATGAGGAATACGTT